AAACTTGTTACGATAGGTCTGTCGTCGCTGTTGCCTTCGCCTATGAGGTAGCCTAAAACTTTTATGTTAATCTCGCTTGTAAACTGTCGCTCGTCTTCTCCCAGATTAGCAACATTGTTTGCCTGATTGAAGCCCTGGTCAATAAACGCTTCGTAAAGATGCCCATTCCTGCGCATTACAAATGAATTTATTTGTCCTGTTCTCGTCATGAAGGGTTGAGTTAAATCGTTCATCTGCTGCTGGTACTCTGTTTTGACAACGATTTTGTAATCAAGGTTGACATAAATAGGGATGGGTATAGAGAGGGTTTCAATAACAACCTTTTTGTTTGTTCTCGGAAAGTATTTCTGTCTCGTGCCGCCACTATTAGTACGGGTGTTTCCGACAACAGCAAAGTTTCGTGTTTTGTCTTGCTTTATGCGCTTGGCTATAACCATGCGACCAGTTCTGCCATTCTTGCTATCAGAATATAGATGAGCCTGAAATCCGCCTTTACGTGCTGGATCCTTGACTATACCGGTGCGCTCAATTGAGACAACCGGGAGAGTAATCACACCGCCACCGTCATCAATGGGGTGCCTCAAGTCGTGGTTATTTTTGATTTGAAATGCGCGTTCTGGTGTCTGCCATAGAACGGGCACTCTCTTATTGCCTTCGTTGGTTAAGGTTGAGAGTTCAAGATCTTCTTTTAGCCAAGATACTATCGCATAATCAACATCTTCAATACGAGATGCTAGCATTCCTACTTCCTTAAGAGTGAAGTCCTTTCTATCGTCAGGTAATTGTGCAAAATCAAAGTTCTTAGGTAGCATCGAATAGTCCCTTACGTGCTCTCTTGCAAATAGCAGAGGTTTCAAATGTCTGGTTCACTTGTCCAAACAACTTTCTTGAAGAAGAAAGCTTTATAATCTCGTAGTATCTCTCACCATAAAGAACAAAGTCGCCCTCACGAACGAAAAGGTTTTGATCTTCTGTAAGTCTGCGCTTATGGAAGTGTACGGTAATCTGTGAACTGCCATCAATACCTACGGAGTCAAGGTATGAAGAGCCCTCTTCATCAAAGTTAACGAGAGCATACACTCTGACAGGGGGCAGGAAAGTTTTTTCTATTGCCTCGCCGTATAGGTCATGAAAGTTTGTTGTCTCAAGATCAATAGGGTAGTATAGTATCTGCTGTCCGATAACCTTTTCTACAAGCTCATCATTTACCTGTTTAACAAGATTGCGTTCTTTCTCACCAAGAAAGAGCGGAGGAGGCGGTGATGCTGGTCTGGACCATTCGTTATCTGACATTTAGTTATCCTACAAAGATGGGTAGCGGAGAGCGACGAAGAGTTTCTTCTGCTGCCGTGACCTTCTCTTGGTCTTTCTTGGAGAGTTCTGTGTATTCGATCTCTTTCAGCATATCTGTTAGGCTTTGACGAAGATCGTCTTTTTCTTTTTGTGCCTCGGAGAGAAGCGAAGAATAGTTTAGGGTGACGGATTCACCTGGGATTGGAACAGTTTGGAACTTACCGCGAATCTGTCCAAGCATTTCTTTACAAAGTGCGAGAGCATAATTGCGAATCCACTGCTTGCCCATAGAGTTAATGTTTTCGTATGGAATATTATCAAATGGAAGTGTGTTGATGTTATTAACGCCCCCGACACCTGTATTGACATCACCCTGCTCTCCCCAAGAATTGTCTTCAATTCTGAAGCGAAACCACACGCGGTTAAGGTAGCCGGCAAAGTCATCATCTCCTCTCGGTTTTGGGTATAATCTTAATTTATTGTCTATAATCTCATAAGAGTAATGAGAGGTTCTTGTATAAAGGGAATCTTCATACATTATAGCTTGTAATTTATTCTGCCAAGTGGGGACAATTTCAAAAGTTGAATCATCTGCGTATTGTCCATACGTTGAATAGTTGCCAACAACTCCAGTGCCGCCGTAGTACCCATAGAAACGCCACATAGCGACCGGAGAGCGATAAAAAACTTTATCTATGATAATGCGTGAATCACCAATTTTTCCAGCATAAGGAACAGCGCCCCCATCATCGTCCAAGCCCGTGTCAGATGCTGCTGATACTATAGTTTGAAGATCATAGTCTTGTTTGTTTTTTGTGGTTGTAAAAGAAGCGGAATAAATTCTAGTTGTCCCACCAATTCCAGCCATTGTTGAAACACCATCACCAATTTTATTAGCGTATGATAGGGTCACTCTTGGGTACTGCAAACTCGCGCTGGCTGGACCGCTCACCATTTCGCCACGGTGATCGAAAGTTCCAGTTAGTTTGCCCAGGGTATCAGAGAGAACGTTCTTTCCTTGATGCATGTTAAGAATATATGAATATTCCAAAACTGCCTCTTCATAGGCAGCATAAACATTGTCATTTGTAAGCTCTATGTCTACAACATCGCCACCGAGCTTCTTGTATACATAATTTACCTGTCTTGACGCCCCAGTTAGAAACTCTGCTGAGCCCGTGTACATTCCAAAAGGAACTGCGGAGGCTACATCATCCGTGGAGCCAGTTGAAGAAAGAATGATAGCGCTAGTTTGAGATACGGGTTGTAGATTTGTGGGCATTCATGGAGCCTCCTGTTCGTAGTAAATAGTGAAAGGATAAACAAAAACCCCCTCACCTTGTTAGATGAGGGGGCGAACAAGCTACTGTTTATTTATTTTGATTCTGTAGCCTTTTTTCTTGGTGCGCGCTTGCGGGGTTTCGCTGATGCCTCTGCTTTTTTAGCAGGTGCTCCCTTCTTTTTTGGTGCGGGAGCAGCCTCAACGGGAACCGCTGCGGGGCGCCTTACTCTTCTTCTAGCTCTTGCTGTACTATTCGCCATAACTCAAGCCTCCTCAAGACACGTCGTCAAATTGCTTGTAGCCGTGCAGACGAAGAACAAACTTACCAGCAGTATAGGCTGTCGCGGCTGCCGCGTTACTACCAGAACTTGCTAAGTAGAGGTAATTGCTGTTCAGATCGTTGCCATCAAGCAAGTCAACAGTATCTGCACCAATTGTCTGAGTGGTGGTGAAGTCAATGATGGTTGTGCCCTTGGTTGCCAATTCGTTTGAGGAACTGACTGCGGTGCCAGCAATGATACCAAATGAGGCGTTAGCGGAGGGCAACGGAGTCTCAACACAAATTAGTTCGACAGTAGTGACGACACCGTGTTCTGGACCCACTCTTAGCAAGTGTGCTGCTGAGTGTGGATTCGTTCCGGCGCCGGGCCATCGACTTGCGGTTGATGAGCTAACACCTATAATCTGTCCCAACGCTGAAGCACTGAAGGCACTAACTGGAGCGGTGCCGTTTGCTAGATCGATCTGGACATCAGTAGTGATCATGCTTCCGTCTCTAATTGCTGTATATGAACCAATGGAATCACTGATTCCAGCCCCTGCGCTGGAAGAAGTGAAACTTTCTCCAGTCTTACTCAATGCGTAAAGTCTTTTACGTCCTATTCTTTTTCCCATAATATTTTCTCCTTTATTGTTATTATGTTATTGCAATAACTTGTCCTATTCAATGAATTATTACCAGCCACCTCGGTAATAAAACTTTCTAAGGGCAGTGGCCTCGCCCAGAGGAGAATACTTCAAGTTACTTTAACTAGTGTTCTCAAAACAAAAACCCCCTGCCGAAGCAGGGGGCTAGGTTTAGTAAGTGGGCTTACTTATCAGGAAGCGCCAGACTCACCAAGAAGACCACGTACAACGACTAGACCGTACATATCTGGACGAACCATCTTCTTCGCGTAACGGGTCATAACACCCTTACGTGGCACGAAGTCTTCAGGTCCGAAGATTGTGGGAGTAGTCTGTAGTGGCACGTAAGGTGCGTAGACATAGCCGCTTTCAAGGAAGCTGCTACCACGACGACCAACGAGGACCACGTTGCGTGGGAAGTAGGGGTCAACAATGACATCAAACTTCTTGCTAAGTGAGCCGGTCTTAAGAGCACCGATGGAGCCCTTCTCGTCGTCGTGAGTGACGCTTGCACGGAAGCCAGCGGTGAACTCAAGGATGTTGGCAACTTCGGGTGAAACAACCACGAAGTTAGCACCACCACGGAGAGTCTTACGGTGGATCTGTGCGGAGACATCATTGATGGTTTCAACGAGAGTCTCGTACCACTCGGAGACAGTACCGGTGAAGTCAGGAGCAGCAGAAGATGCGCCTAGCT